AGTAGAGGCATCCGCGTACTTTGCCAAGATATACGCAGACCTTGAAAAGAATATAGAGTTAGTTAAGGAGTTATCCAAGTAGTAACCGGGCCGGGGCCTGTACCCCGGCCACAAAACCCAAAGAGATATGAAGTTTGAAGAATTACCCGCAGAGGTACAGCAGCAGTTAGCCCAACAGAGGGCAGAGTTAGCAGGTAAGCGCATTAACACCGCCTACCGGGTAGAGTTATACAACGCAGACGGTACGCGCTACATTGAGGCCGCGAGGTGCTGCAAGTCATGGAACGACGATAAGGGCCGCGCTATGCCATTTGGAGGCGGTACGTATTGGACTATCAGGTACGGGGCCGTACAATGGCAGACACGTAAAGACCCGTTGGGCGGCAAGGCTTACGAACTTTGCAACGGCAAGCAGTACGGTAAGAGCCGCAACGGTGTAGAGATACCTAACCGCCTCAACACTAAGAAAGAGGTTATAGCCCTGATTAAGAGTATTGGCATTTTCAAGATTTGAGTATTAACCCGGCGGGGTGCAAGCCCCGCCACAAAAACGTAACATTATGGCAAAGGTAACGCTAAAGCAGAATGGCGATATAGAAGTTAAGGCAGGGGCCTTTTGCCCCCGCGTCGTAGGCACATGGAAGCGCGTTAGCGTTAAGGAACACATGGGTAATACCCACGAAATACAAGAACGCTACCTATACGAAGCGAGATTGAAGAAAGGCGGGCTGTTATACGGAAGCCGTCAGGAATTGGTAGAGCAAATTAAAAAGGCGACGGTATGAGCGAGAATGAGATTAAGCGGGTAATCAGCGACCAGGCGAAAGCCGCCTACCTGAATAAGACCGTAGACTTTGGTACGGAAAAGTTCAAAGTCCGGGGCCTGAAAGTCAGGGCTACGAGCCGGGCAATACCTAAGAGCGACTACGACGATTACGGCGTAGACGAAGATACGGTAAAGTTCTTTATTGTGGAGTTCTACGATAACGCCGACGATTTTTGGGCCACGAATTGCGTTTGCTCTATCCTGACACTAAACGACAAAGGACAGATAGGTAGTGCCGACGTGCCTTACGATTTCGACTACGACGGTACGAGCGCAGATTTTACGATAGCATTTGCAGAGAAAATTAACGAAATTGTGACCGCCGGAAAAAATTAAATTCTTAACAAACTCAAAATTTTACCACGTTGCGCCAAGGTGTACCACGATGCACCTTATCCGATTTTGAACGCCCATAAAATAGGTGTATCTTTGCCGAAAAGATATATCTATTTTTATGGCTAAATGGTGGGATATTTCCCGTATTTGGAAACAACGCGATGAAGTGGTAGAGCAACAGGCCGCACCCGCGCCGCAAGCCAAAACCACGCAACGTACAACCCCGCGCACAGGTGCAGGGCTGCAATTTTTCTACGCCTCTACTGACACCGCGACAGCCGTAGCCACCGTTTACCGTTGTGTGCAGTTGCTTAGTGATAGCGTAGCCGGTTTGCATTTGCAGTACATGAAGTTAAAGGGAGACCGCTACCAAGAGGACAAAAACAACGACCTACATTATTTACTTACCGTACAGCCTCAACCCGAAATGTCAATTTTCGACTTTTGGAGTATGGCCGTTAAGATGATGCTTTTAGACGGTAACGCCTACATCTACCCGCGCAAAGTCAGGGGAGAGATTACCGACTTAGTGCTTTGCGGGCGCAACACGGTAGGCCACGACGCTTTGAATGGTACGTACACCATTTGCGACGCATATAACGGCGTTTACGGTACGTTTAAGGAATCCGAAGTTATACACCTGTATTTACATTCGTCAGATGGGCGTACAGGCGAGAGCGTACTAAGCCACGCCCGCAATACTCTTACTATTGCACAGGCGGGCGACGTTGAGACGGCAAACCGTTTTATCAATGGCGGTAACGTCCGGGGTATTGTCAGCAACGACAAATCGGTAGTAGGCTTTGGCGAGTATGCAGATGAAGAGTTGGAAAAGACAGCCGCCAACTTAGACGAAAGGTTTATGAACGGTGAGCATATCGTAAGTTTGCCCGGTCAGTCCGACTTTAAGCAAATTTCGCTTTCCTCTACTGATATGCAGTTTTTGGAAACCCGTAAGTTTACCGTCCGTGAACTTTGCCGTTTCTTTGGCGTACACCCGTCGTTTGTGTTTGACGATACGAGCAATAACTACAAATCGGCTGAAATGGCCAATATAACGTATTTGTCGTTTTCGTTAGACCCTATCCTGAAACGTATTGAGGCCGAGTTTACACGCAAACTTATACCGCAGTCGCTTTGCTGCAAACGTATTTTCAAGTTTGACCGTAAAGGCATCTACAGCCTTGATTTGCTTTCGTTGGCGAAGTACCAGACAATGACCATTGCAAGCGGCATCTACACCGTAAACGATTGGCGACACATCGAGAACCAGCCCGCAGTCGAGGGCGGCGAAATTACGTTAGTATCTGCAAATCTTATACCGTTGAACGGCGACAAGTTCAAGCCCGGAGGCGGTACAACGAATATAGAAGAAACAAAACCAAGCGAAGAAGATGACGAAGATTAACAAAAGGAGTATCGGATTTGACGTTAGGCTGCAAATCCGGGAAGCCGCCGAGGGCGGCGAGAGCCGTATAATTGAGGGCTACGCGCTTAAATTCGGTGTGCGCAGCCGTCTTTTGTGCGATTGGTGGGAAAACTACTACGAGGTATTAGAACCCGGTTGTATTACCCGTGAGACGTTGGACGCTTGCGACATCATGCTTACGATGTTCCACGACCGCCAACTTATCTTAGGCCGTAGTAAGATGGGCGTTGGCACGTTGCACTACGAAATCGACGAAATAGGTGTTAAGTTTTGGTGTGAAGTACCCAAGACAGCCGACGGCGATAAGGCGTTGGAATTGATTTCACGCGGCGACATTTCGGGATGCTCGTTTATCTACTCTACCGATGAACGGGATAGCGAGAACGCCGTTAGTTACGAGTTGTCAGGTGAAAAGACAGAGGACGGCGACGATATTCTGTTGCGTCACGTTAAGCGTATTGATAAGGTGTACGACTTTACGATTACACCAAAGCCCGCTTACGAGCAGACAACGGTAAGTAAGCGCGAAGTCGAGGAAGCCGGGGTAGTATTCGACAAACCGAAAACTCCCAAGGTTGAAGAGCCTAAGACGATAGACCTTGCAAAGAAACGCGAGGCTATCCGGGTATTGAAAGAGAGAATAAACCGCACCGTTTAGGCGGCGCATATTGTTTAATTTAACCAAGGCAAAAAAGTTATGAGTAAGCCAAAGTTCAATTTCCGCGAAGCCTACGAGCGGATTAGTCAAATCAAAGGCCGCCTTAACGAGATGGCGGAGAATCTCGAAAGTGATAAGGAGCGCGAGGCATACACCGAGGCCGAGCAGGGCGAAATTAAGCAGCTTTCCCGTGAGTTGGATATTCTCGAAATGAAGATTAAGGCCAACACCCCGACTATTGAGGTAATGCGCGAGGAAGATATACCCTACGCAAACGCCAAGGTACGCGAGTGCTTAGACAAGGGCCAGCGTTTCGAGTTGAAGATTAGCCGCGCCGTAGCACAGTCTTTCGGCGGCAACACCTCTACTTACGCCAGCGGCCTTGCAGGTACGAACCCCGCCGGGCTGACTACGCACGACATCGTAGAGCCACTTTATAACAAGACTATTCTTTCGGCCATTGGCGCACCGTTGCTTACCGGCCTGAAAGGTAATCACCAGTGGCCTATCGTTGAGGCTTTCCACGCCACAATTAACGATGAGGGCGCAGAGTTGGGCGACACCAAGATACCTATTAACAAACTCATTGCGAAGCCGGAGCGTTTGGGTATCGCCGTGCCTATCACCCGCGAGGCCCTGAATGAGACCGACAACCTTGTGCAGTTGGTGGCTACGCAGTATATGCCGGTAGCCATTGCCGAACTGATGAATAAGATTATGTTCAGTCAGACCAAGGTAAACGGTGCTACCGACCTTGTAGGCCCGTTCATTCCCGCCAATATGGTGGCTAAGAACAAAAAGACCTACACCGGCGCAACTCCTACCCTGATGGAACTTGTAGGCGTTAAGTCTGCTATCCTTTCGCACAACATCAAGGGCGAGGGCCTTTGCTACGTTATGAGCGACGTAACTAAGGGCAATTTGGAGGCTACCCCGAAGTGGCAGGGCGCAAACTCTGCTATCGTTGACGAAAACGGTAAGATTAACGGTGTACCCGTATTCACCACCAACGAAGTACCCGACGGCCAGATTTTCGTCGGCGCGTTTAAGTACGCACCGCAGGGCCTGTTTGGTGACATGGTGTTTATCGTAGACCCCTACAGCCAGGCACGAAAGAACGCTATCGACTTTGTGCTTAACGTGGACTACGCTATTAGCGTATTGCGTCAGGAGGCTTTCGCCGTTCTTTCGCAGATTGGCGTTTTCCTTGATAAGTCCGAGTTGACTTTGACCGTTGGCGACACCTACGACCTGACGGCTACCGTATTCCCCGTAGGCACAGCCGTTACGTGGGCAAGTAGCGCAACCGCAAAGGCCACCGTTGCAAATGGTAAGGTAACAGCCGTTGCAGCCGGTACGTCTAACGTAACCGCATCGTTCACGTTTGGCGGTCAGACCTACACCGCAACTTGCGCCGTGACCGTTCAGGCCGCAGGCTAAAGATTGTGTAACTAATCAGGTGCTTTAAGTTATGGCTAATGTAGTGAGTTTGGAACTCTTTAAGAAGCAGTGCAACGCCGACGAGTTTACGGCAGACGATACGCTTTTGCAGCATTATTTGAATAGTGCCGAAAAGTACGTTATCCGCTATACCCGTCGTACCCGTGAGGAATTGGCCGAAATGGACGAATCCGGGAATTTCCCCGACGAACTGAAACAGGCCGTCTTACTCATTGGCGCACATTGGTATAACCAACGTGAGAGCGACGCACAAGTGCAGTACCATAGTGTTCCAAACGCACTATTAGCCTTAATGAAACCCTTTAGAAAGTTGGCAAGATGATAGCCGGACGGATGAAATACAAACTTACGCTGTTAGAGCCTACGCAGACCACTAACGACTTTGGCGAAGAGGTTACGACCTATACCGACACCGTGACCGTACACGCCGAGCGCGTAAAGCACACGGGCAACCGTAGCGAAGAGGTAGGCGAGCATTTTCCGGATTATCGCGTTTCGTGGAATATCCGCGACGCGCACACGGTAGCCGAGAATTGGCGCGTACAGCAGTTGGGCGGGTATCTCTATACCGTTGTAGCCATTGAGCCGAATATTGATAGAGGTTATAAGACCCTGATTTGTGAGAGAGTAAACGAGTAACAACCCCAAAAACAAAAAAAGGTATGAAATCCAAAATTATTTTATCAGCGTTGGCACTAATCTTTAGTGTATCGCTTTGCGCGTTTGCCGGTGGAACGGTAGAGCAGCCGCCTACCTACGGCGACGTAGTAGTAACCGAAAAGGCCCAGCAGCCTATTTTCGACGTACCCGGTGAGTACATGATTACCACCTACGACGTAGTACAGGGCGTAGATTTCGTTATGCCTGTTAATCAGGTAACACTACGCACCGACTTTGTAGCCGATACGTACACCGTTGCGTTATCAGGCTTTGCCGATGCTTGCAAAGATGTAATGACTTTCGCACAGGCGCACCAACGATTTAGACAGGCTAACACCTACTTATTTCCTGACAATCGAAGATGCTACCTACGACTATCCGACCAAGCCAAAAGTACCGATAATCAGATGTACGCGCCCGGCAAGTGGAAACGATGGGTAATGGCACAGCGAAAGTAACAACGAATAAACCGCACAGCGTATGCAACCCAACGAATACACAGGCAGCGAGTGGAAAGAGTTAGCCAAGGAACTAACGCCACGCCAACTACGTAACGCCCTGAAACGCTCATATCGCGCCGAGGCAAAAAAGGCGTTAGGCATAGCCCGGAAATACTTAGGTACAAGCGGGCTGCAAGTTCAGGGAAATAAAAGCGATTGGGATAAGGGCATACGTAGCCACATCTACAGCCGAGGCGGTGGCTTTATGATTACCGTCAAGGCCCACCGGGCTAACCTGAAAGGGCAGGGCGAAAAGTCAATGCACGAAAACCGTAAGGGCTTTAAGAAACCTGTACTTATGTGGGCTGAAGAGGGTACAAAGGAACGTCAGCGAGGCGGCAAGAAAATACGTATAAAGCACGGTATCTATGGCACACACCGAAGCGGCAAAACGCGCTATTGGACGGAAACCATACGTAAGGATGGAATACCGACGGGCCAAATGGGTGCTTACGGATTTCTTGAAAGAGCGACACCCGAAATGTTCCAAACCGTAGAACACGATTTAGGTACAGAAGTAGGGGTAGCCGTAGAGAAAGTGGCTAAGAAATGCGGATTTGTTTAACGCTAAGAGTATTAAGTTATGGCAGTAAATAAGACATCGTTAAGCGTTGGCGAAATTATCTACGACGTTCTGACAAACGACGCGGAGGTTATGGCACGGGCAAATAAGGTTTTTCCCGTTGTCACGGACAAAGCCACGTTACCGTATGTAGCGTATCGCCGTTCACATCTGGAGCATAACCCGGCCAAGGGTACGCAGGGAGCGGACACCGTGCAAATAGATGTACTTTGCTTTGCCGCCAAATATGGCGACGGGGTGCAGTTAGCCGAAGCCGTCAGACAGGCTTTAGACGGTAAGCAAGCCACAAAAGACACCCTGATTATGCGGAGTTGTACGATTGCCGGAGGCGAAGAATACTACGAAAACGATGCTTATATACAGGAGTTAAATTTTACCATTAAAGTATAATAGATTATGGCAGTACCAAGTTCAGGCTACATTAACGGTAGCGACATTCTGTTGAGCGTTGGCGGCAAGGCTATTGGCCATTGCACTACCCACACGATTACTTTCAACAGCGAGACCAAGGACAGAGCCGTAAAGCCCGCCGCAAGCCAAGGTTATTCAGCCGGTTTGTGGAAAGGCAAGGGCGTTACCGGCCTTAGTATCTCAATTAGTGCCGAGGGCTTGCGTTACTACGGCGAGAGCGAAAACGGCTATGCCGAGTTGTCCGCTTTGTGGGGCGCAGGTGCTTCTATTCAGGTTAAGGCTTTCCAACGTGAGGGCGACGCTAACCCCTACGTGCAGGGTAACTTTGTTATCACCTCTTTAGAGGAAACAAGCCCCGCGCAGGACGATGCAACTTTCTCTATCAGTCTGGAGAGCGACGGCGAGCCTACCAACTACCCCGGTAAGGCAAACGGTAACGAATAATTCCTACAATCATGGCGAAAGTAGAAATTACTATCAATGGCGTAGCGTACCCCTGTAGGCAGACTATGGGGGCTATGCTACGTTTCAAACAGGAAACCGGCAAGGAGGTTACAGAGATAGACCCCGGAAGTTTCAGCGACCTTTGTACGTACCTTTGGTGTTGTGTAAAATCAGCATCCAAGGCCGACGGCTTAGATTTCAGTTTGTCGCTTATGGACTTTGCCGACAATGTTACACCCGAAGAGGCTACGGAATGGGCCGAGGCCAACAAAGAGCCGTCAGACGGTGAGAATACAGAAAACAGCGAGACACCCGAAGAAAAAAAAACTTAGGGATTAACGACTACTTAGGCTTTGCGTTGGGCTGCATACACCTATCGTTTGACGATTTTTGCAGGTGTACCCCAAAGGAATTTGAGAGCATTTGCAAGGCGTACCACGACCAACGCGAAGCCGATTACAAAGACGGGTGGGAACGCGCAAGGGCGATAATAGTTGCTACCCTACGGCCACACCTGAAAGGACGGCCAACAGCGCGAAAAGTCTACCCGTTGCCGTGGGATAAGCCAAAGACCCCACAAAAGAAAGCCCCGAAGCCGCTAACGGCAGAGGAAAGCAAAGCGAGGTTTGAAAAGTTAGTAGCAAGGGTTATGAACGCTGACAATGGCGAAGATAAGTAGCATTATCAGGATTGCCCGAAGCGATATAGAAAATAAAAGCCACAACAGCGGTAAGCCCTGACAACGCTAAGTTAGCGTAGAATCCGGCTAAGATGCTGATTACGAAAACAGCAAAGGACACTACGAAAGTCAGAAGCGACCCGGTGGCTATTATGCTTTTTATACCTTTCATGCTGCAAAGATAAGAATAAAAACCGATATAAGTAAGTAACGAAGCGTTAAAAATGTCAAAAGACGTAAAATTTAACATACGACTAACGATTGACGGTAAGGAGCAAATCGTTACCGCGTCTACCAACGTAAAGCAATTTGCGCAAGAGTTGGAGATTGCCCGTACCGAATCGACGAAACTTAGGGATGATTTGTTAAAGATTACCCAAGTAGGCGCGTCTTTCCAAAACGCTTTGACAGGTGTGCAGCAGCTTACCGGGCTTATGCGCACGTTTACCGCCGCTAATGCTATGCAGGTTGAGGCCGAAACGAAGTTGGCTAACAATATGCGTAACACGATGGGCGCAAGGGAAGAGGAAATACAGAGTATCAAAGACCTTTGCGCAGCGCAGCAGCAGTTAGGCGTTATCGGTGACGAAGTGCAGTTAGCGGGCGCACAGGAGTTAGCCACCTACCTTGAAAAGAAAACAAGTTTGGAAACGCTCATACCTGTTATGAACGATATGTTAGCGCAGCAGTACGGTTTGAACGCTACGAGCGAAGCAGCCGCGCAAATCGCTACCATGTTGGGTAAGGTGATGGACGGACAGGTAGGCGCACTTTCCCGCTACGGTTACAAATTCGACGAAGCCCAGGAGCAAATACTAAAGTTTGGTACGGAATCGGAACGCGCCGCCGTCTTAGCAGAGGTAGTAAGTAGTGCCGTAGGCGGCATGAATGAAGAGTTAGCCAAGACAGACGCGGGTAAGGCCAAGCAAGCCGCCAACGCTATAGGCGATATAAAAGAGCAGGTAGGCGCGTTGTTTAGAAGCGTAGAGCCTACTATTGTCGCTATCGGTGAAATGGGTATGGCTTTGATGGCCATTGGTACTACGGTGCAGGGTATTAAAGGTATCTACGTAGCCGTCGTAGCGGCTACAGGTGCTATTAAGAGTATGACCGTAGTAACGGTGGCGCAGTCCGCAGCCGGTAAGGTAGCCGCCGCCGTGCAAGCCCTTTGGGCCAAACAATTATATTACGGCAAAGTTGCTATGTACGCATGGACGTTTGGCGCGAAGTTGGCCACCGTTCAGGCTATAGCAATGCGAGCCGCTATTTTGGGCCTTATGGCCGTTACAGGCGTTGGCCTTGCTATCGCAGCGGTAGCCGGTATCGTTTCTTTGTTTGCAAGCAAAACAGACGATGCAACCGATAGCATGAAAGCCGCTAACCGGGAGGCACGTTTGGCCGAGGAAGAGGCGGGCCGGTTAAGTGAATTGGAAAGCGCAACCGCCGACGCTTAAACTAACGCCGCATCTACCCTAAATATCTATCAGAAGAAATTAAAAGACCTGATAGACAAAAAGGCTACAGGGGCCGACATTACTAAGGAAGAAAAGAAACTTGTTGGCGAACTTAACGATACCTACGGCGATACGATGGGCTACTTTGCCAGCGTTTCGTCATGGTACGAAGCCCTGATAGCCAATAGCGAGGACTATTGCAAACAGATGGTTTTGGAGGCTAAGACCCGTACACTTGCAAATCAGATTGCAGCAAAGGAGGCCGAAACCCATAACCTGATTTACGACGAAAGCGGTAAGAAGAAACTATATAGTACAGAACGCGAAATAGGCCAACGCCAAATTAAGCGTACCGGCAACAGTAACGCTATGAACGCTTTGCAGAATAGCGGTGTTAATAGCATAGAATATTTCGAGATACCCGGTACGAGTGAGTTAGATAAGGTAAACCAACAAATCGCGGATAACCGGGCGGCTGTTGCACATTTACAAGAGCAGATGCAGGACGCGGTTAAGGAGGCAAGCCAACTTAACTTTAGCGTAAGAGGTAGTGCTACCCGGCCTAATCCTACGACTACCAAACCGACTAAGAGCGGCAAGGAAGATAAGCAGCTTATTGAGAACGCCCGGACGTATAAGGACTTAACTAATAACGTCGCTTATTATCAGCAGGAGTTAGAGAAATGCGATATTACCGACACTAACCGCATTATGACCCTTGCACGGGCAAAGAAAGCCGCCGAGGATGCAGTTAAGGCGTTTAAGGATATGACCGACGCGGCAATGATGCCGACAGAGTTAAACACCTTAGACGATTACGATAAGAAATTGCAGGCCCTACGTAATCAGCGCAGGACGGCAAGTAAGGAGAATATCGCACAAATTGACGCGGAAATAGAGCGCATAGAGGCCGCTAAACAGGCTTTGGAAGATGAAAGCGTAGCCGCGTTGCAAGATGAAGAGATACGAACCTACGACCAACTAAACAAGAAACTTGCATACTATAACCGCCTGTTGAAGTCAGGCGACGAAGCACAGCGGGAATTTGCACAGAACGGTATTAACCGCCTGAATGAGTTGCAAGAAAAGTGGGATGATGCTTTGGCGGCAATGAGTTTGCCGACAACTACGAATAACATCAAAGACATAGACGCGGCTATTTCGTTCTATTCAGCACGTCAGCAAAAAGAAGATGCCGACCAGATACAAAAGACACAGCGCATTATCGACGAACTGACAGCCAAAAAGAAGTCTTTGCAGTTGGGTATCGAGTTACCCGAAATGCAACGCGAGATAGCCGAGGTAAACGCGCTTTCAGGTCGTGAGTACAAAGTAAGGATTAAGGGCTACGGCTTTGATGAACTTACTAAAAAAATCCGGGAACTGCAAAGGATTTTGGCCGACACCAAAAACCCGGTTACTGACAGCCAGCGCCGAGACATAGAGGGTATGATTGCCGTCTATGAGCAATGGCGTAAGCAGTCTATTTCCGCGTTTGGTAGTCTACGCGACGGCTGGAATGGTATTAAGGGTATCGGTAGCGGTATCGAGAGCATAAGCAACGCCTTAGAGGGCAACGGTAACGCATGGCAGAAAGTTACGGCTTTCGTGGACGGCTTTATACAGATAGTCGAGGGTATCAATACCGTAATAGGTATTATAGATATGCTTACGACGGCCACCACAGCGCACACCATAGCCAAGGGCGCAGAGAGTGCAGCCATTGTAACGGCCACTACGACACAGGGCGTTGAGGCCGCAGCGCAAGAGGTTGCAGCCGCCGCAGCGATACCGACTATTATTGCAAATAAGGCTTTGACCGCAAGTTACGTACAACTTGCATCCGCTATGTATATGGCCGCACACGCCTATATACCGTTTGCCGGTTTTGGTATCGGTGCAGGTTTTTCAGCCGCCGCCGTTGCAATGGTACAGGCTATCGGGTTAATGCCGTTTGCAGAGGGCGGTATTGTTTCAGGCCCCACGATGGCACTTATTGGCGAGTACGCCGGGGCAACCAACAACCCCGAAGTAGTGGCCCCGTTAGATAAGTTGCGCGAAATGGTAGAGCCGCAAGGTGAGATTTTCGGCAAAGTCCGCTTTGAGTTGGAGGGCCGGAAATTGGTAGGAGTTATCGAAAGAGAGTACAACCACAAAAAGCGTAGTTAAGTATGGCAAAGGTATTAAGATACATGGGCGAGTTTCTTAGCCGCGCAAACGTGGTTTGGCGCGTTGAGATACTGCAAGAGGGCTACAGCGGTAACGTGGGCGTATTGGACTTTGAGGCCGACGAAGCGTTAGTAATTGATTGGAAACACGCCGACAAAGAAGAGGTGATTTGTGGCAGCGAAGCCACGTTGAAGTTAGAAAGCCCAGGCGATAGAACCTACGAAGATTTATACACTATTGAGGTAGGCCGTATTAGGATGGACGTTTACCGTAACAACGCCCTCTATTGGAGTGGCGCGTTAGACCCGGAGTTTTACGAAGAACCTTACGAGAAAGCCCGTAAGTACGTCGTAACGCTTACGTTTAGCGACTTTGGTATATTGGATAGACTAAAGTACAACTTATCGGGTATGCAAACGCTACAATCCATTTTGCTTAATGCTTTGCAGCGTAGCACCATTAACTACGCCTACTTAGATGCTGACACCTATTGCACTACCTATTTCGAGGGTACGAACACCAAGGCGAACCCGGCAGCGTTGGCCGTGCGTAGTGAAAATTTCTTTGATGAAGATGCAGAGCCAAGCACGCTAAAAGAAACGATAGAGGGTATTTTGCAGCCGTTGGCGTTGAAGATGATACAGCGTAACGGCAAAGTCTACGTATTCGATTTGAACGGTTTGCACAGCGCAGCGCGTAGGGCTATAACGTGGGATGGTGACAGCCAGACGATGGGCGTAGATAAGGTAGCAAACAACGTGAAAGTAAACTTTTCGCCCTATTCGTCGGCAGAGTTGCTTAACGGTGAATTGGAATACGGCGGCGACTATTCCGTAGAACAGGTTAATTTGGTAGCCGCCCCCGGAGCGTCGTATTACTCTTATTATCCCGATTATAGCGAAGACCACCGGCAGGGCAGTAATTGGGATTACAACCTAATTAACTTTACTATCTTTATCAGTACGCAGGGTAAGGGCTTACGCTACCTGAATCCCAACGCGAGATATTGCCATATATTGCCATTGGTAGGCGGGCCGTCAGAATGTACCGCGATAGCATGGGCGTTTCATTCAGGAGGACACGGCGGGTTAGATACGGGATGGCCGAAACGCATACTTAACACCGTTACCCAAGAAAGCGGTATGCAGGTGATGCAGACACACAAAGTATTCTTACCTACGCTAACGTCAGAGGGCCAAAAGTCGTATTATGTACGCCTTACGCTTGAAATGCTGTTGGATGCAAGATACAACCCGTTTACAGAGGGTAACGATGGTAACGAGGGCGGCAACTACGACCGCATGAAAACCCGTACCGGCTACGCCTTTGTGCCTGTTGCTATCAATATGTACGACAGCAACGGTAACGCCGTTTGTCACTATGACAATAGCAGTATAGCCAAGGGAGGTACGAAAGGCCATTTGGCATATTGCAAAGGCAGTTGGGTATCAGGTGCAGGCGGCTTTGGTAGTGCCTATTTGGAATACTACGACCCCAGCGACCTTTGGGAAAGTGCCGGTATATTGGGATGGAAGAAAAACCGCCATTGTATAGGCAGACCGGGCAGGGGTAACGTAGACGTAATGATTTACGATAGTTTTAAGCAGATGGCCGACGGCCAATATATGCCCTACCCAACGCAGGGCGGTTATTTGGAAGTGACCGTTTACGCCGGGGTGCAATGCTTTGATATGGACGAAGTAATAGCCGGTAGTTTCGGCTTAGTGCAAACGCCGTGGAATAGCCCGCGTTATTGGGTAGACGATGGCCGCTATAACCAAGTCCGATGGCTGTTATACAAGGCCCCTAAAGTGGAGTTGGTGAAAAATAACCTGATATTCGATGCAGCCGAGTTAGACGATGTAGAGTATTCAGGCTATATAAACAAACACGCCAAAGAGGAAATAAGCATAGATACTACGTGCGGTACGGCAAACACGACTTGCCCGACGGCAAAGGGTATCTATTGCCGGGCATCCGATAGTCTGCAAATCCAAAAACTCAAAAGGGCGGGCGTTACAGACCACCCCGAAAAGTTGCTTATCGGTACGCTCTACAGCCAGTTCGCAGCCCGTAAAACCACGCTATCAGGCGAAGCCGTATTAGACCCCGGCGACCTTTGCGTTTACACCGAAAGGAACCAGGCGGGCAAAGTCTTTATGATGAGTAGCGAGCAACAAAACGTAATTATGGACACCGCCGACGCGCTTTATACAGAGTTCAACGCCGACGAATACGACGCAATAGAAGAGGTTAATAACTAAGGGTATGGATAAACATTATACGTCAGTAGTTACCAACAGGACACCGCGCCCACGCAGTAAAAGACTACGTGAGCAGGGTATTGGTAGCGCAAATAGCGTCGTAGTATTGAACGCCGACACGGGAGGCAGTAGCGTTACACCCGGCGACGGCCACACCCACGCCAACAAAGCAGCGTTAGACCAGATTACAACGGACAGCCAAGGTTACGAGTACCTGACTTATCTTAAAGAGGTAATAACCACAGACCCCGAAACAGGCGAAGAGGTTACGGCTTATCAGAAAGTAACGGAAAAGGTCAAAGCCGGTTACGCTGATATGGCTTACGACTTAGACCCTAACAGCCCGGTACGTAATCAGTTTCTTAGCCGCCTCTATAACGACGTTGCAGCCGGTAATATCACTTTCCAACAGGCTATACACGTTTTGGGTATCGCTCATTTCGGAGGTGAGGCGCAGTTTGGTACTTTCGTTAAATCGCTCTACGCCGGTAGTGGTGCAGGTATTGACAACTTAGGTAACGCCGAGTTTGAAAGCGTCAGGGTACGCACATATTTTGAGGCCGTAGAATTGATTATTAACCGCCTATCGGCTATCGAGGGCGACCAACTACTTACAGAGGCCGACACCATAGAAAGCGTTACCGACATAGGCGATAATTGCTACCGCCTGAAACTGCATAGCAAGTG